CTTAAAGTCCTTGGGACAGATGTTAGTGAGTCTGAGTGTCAACGCATCATCACTATCTACCGTTCGACCTATCCTAAAATTCCGACGTTGTGGAAGCAAGCAGGTCGCTGTCTTGAAGCCATTATCTCTAACAACGCATGTAATCTTGGGTTAGATGGGGTGGTGGAGTTTAGCGCCAAGGACAAAGGGTTTAAATTGCCAAGTGGTTTGTGGCAAAAGTATGATGGGTTAAAGAAAGTTACTGACCCACAAGGCAACACTCAGTACGAGTACAAGACCCGCAAAGGTATGGTTAAATTGTACGGCGGTAAGATCGTTGAGAACATTTGTCAAGCTGTTGCTAGGTGCGTGATCGCTGAGCAGATGTTAAAAATCGGCAATAAGTACCGCCCCGTATTGACAGTACATGATGCGGTGGCTTGCCTTGTACCGAAGAGCGAAGCTGCAGAAGGTCAAAAGTACATAGAAGAATGTATGCGATGGCGTCCGTTGTGGGCGCAGACACTACCCCTTAACTGTGAATCTGGAGTCGGCGAGTCGTATGGAGAATGTTAAAGCTGTTGAGTACGTCTCATATCAACTAGAATTGAAAAAGGAAATGGCGTTAGCGCAGCAAGCCCTGATACACGGTGACTACAAGAAAGCAATGGAGCATTGCATCAACATGCAGGTCGAAGCAAAAATGTTATCTAACGCAGTAAGTACTTGGATCAAAGGATAGGCATGAGCGTCAAATATACGTGGTCGTATTCATCATTGGACTTGTTCAAACAATGTCCTCAAAAGTACTATCGGCTGCGTGTATTGAAAGACGTAAAAGACCCTCCTGCCGAACACTTGAACTATGGGTTGGCAGTACATAAAGCTGCCGAGGATTACATCGGTAAGGGTGTGCCAATCCCTGAGAAGTACGTTGCCATTCTAAAAACCTCCCTTGATCGTCTGAACGCAATGGAAGGTGAGAAGCATTGTGAGCTACGGTTAGGGTTGACCCAAGGACTTGAACCTTGTGGGTTCTTTGACCCAGACGTTTGGTGGCGGGGTGTAGCTGACTTGATCATTATTAAAGATGACTCCGCCTATGTGGTGGACTACAAGACCGGCAAGTCTTCCAAGTATGCGGATACCAAGCAGCTTGAGTTACTCTCACTAGCAGTTTTTAAGCACTTCCCTCAAGTTAAAAAGATCAAGGGGGGCTTGCTGTTTGTGGTTGCCAATGATCTAATTAAAGCTAACTACGAGCAAGATAAAGCAGGGGTCTACTGGACTAAGTGGTTGGAAGATACAGGGCGTCTTGAGGCGGCTATCACTAACGATGTATGGAACGCCAAGCCCAACTTCACATGCCGCCAATACTGCCCCGTGCATGATTGCCAACATAATGGAAAAGGTCACTGACATGCCTTATACAAAAACTCCCAGACCGTATGATCACGAATACGATATGGAAAAGAAGCGTGGTGAACACGCAAGACGCATGGAGCGTCAACGTGGGCGGCGCAAGATAGACAAAGAAATGCCTGATGATAACGGCAATGGCAAGGCTGACGCTCGTGAGGGCAAAGACGTTGCACATGTGAAAGCACTTGATAAAGGTGGCTCAAACAAAAATGGGTTACGCATTGAAAGCGCAGCTAAAAACCGTTCGTTCAAGCGTGATTCAAAAGGTAATTTAGTAGGCGAAACAAGCGTTAAAGAACGCAAAAAGCCTGTTGCAAAAAAGAAATAAATAGCTATACTGTAGAGACTCTTTCTAGTTAGGTGCAAGTGTGGGAAGGGTGGGTTTGTTCGTTTTTCCCGGTATAACTGCACCAGCTAGTGCCTTCTATTTCAATGTCTATCATTGATCTCCTTGGTTAGGTGAACTAGTCGAGTGACCACCGTAAGTGGTTGTTTCTAGGTTAAATCGAAATGTCGGTTTAGCCTGTATTGCGTTTTGGAGGAGAGAATGACAGACGAGGAATTTGAAGGACTCGCAAGATTATTAGACGCAACAGTACGAATAAAAAAATTCCCTTACAGCGAAGAGTACGGGTGTCAAGTAAAAATTAACGGACATACAGAAGAAGATTTTGGATTTAATACTCATAGAGAAGCGTTTGAAAACGCCAAAGAAACTTTTGAAAGGTTACTGAAGAGACCTCATGCAAATAATTGAAAACAAAGCGTTGCTACTAAAACTACGCAACCCTGAACGTATCACTACCGTAATACCAAAATCAAAAATCCTTCCTTCTGGCGAGGTGCTTGTGAAGTGGGGGCTAGAGGAAGCTCAAGTATTAAAGAACCTGCGTATCAAAAACGTACCATCACCGATACTAGGCATGTACGATTGGCCCGGATACTACCGCCCGTTTGCACATCAAAAAGACACCGCATCATTCTTAACGCTGCACAAAAGAGCTTATTGTTTTAACGAACAAGGCACAGGCAAAACAGGTAGCGTTATATGGGCGGCTGACTATCTACTAAAGGTCGGTGCAATCAAACGCATACTCGTGATCTGTCCACTATCTATCATGCAGTCGGCTTGGCAAAATGATTTGTTTCGATTTGCTATGCACCGTACGGTAGCCATTGCTCATGGGTACTCCCGAGAGAAACGTATAAACGCAATCAATAGCGATGCTGAGTTCGTCATCATTAACTTTGACGGGATACAGATAGTTAAAGAAGCTATTGATAAGGGCGGCTTTGATCTAATTGTTATCGACGAAGCCAACGCATACAAGACTGTATCAACAACTCGTTGGAAAACTTTGAACGCAATCGTCAAGCCCGATACATGGCTATGGATGTTGACAGGTACACCTGCATCACAAGCACCGACAGATGCGTACGGCTTAGCTAAGATGATGTCCCCAACTTCAGTACCACGGTTCTATGGGTCGTTCCGAGATATGGTGATGCAGAAGATCACGCAGTTTAAGTGGATACCTAAGTCAAGTTCCGAACAAGTTGTGCATGATGTATTGCAACCTGCGATTCGGTTCACCAAAGAAGAGTGCCTCGACCTACCCGAGATGACATACGTTACTCGTGACGTACCGCTTACCCCACAACAGCTAAAGTACTACGAGATTATTCGTAAGAATATGTTGGTCAGTGCAGCAGGGGAAGACATCACCACAGTTAACGCAGCAGCTAACTTGAACAAGCTCTTGCAGCTATCATGCGGTGCTGTGTATGCGGATAGTGGAGAAGTTGTTGCGTTTGATTCATCGAACCGGATTAACGCACTGAAAGAAGTTATTGAAGAGGCAAGCCACAAAGTACTTGTGTTTGTTCCATACAGACACGCTATCGAGATTGTTACTGAGGAACTACGTAAAGATGGTATTGCGACAGAAGTTATTAACGGCTCAGTATCGGCGGCAAGAAGGACAGAGATATTCTCAGACTTCCAAACCACAGACAGCCCAAGAGTCCTTGTCATACAACCTCAAGCAGCTTCACACGGTGTCACTCTTACCGCAGCAAACGTAGTGGTATGGTTTGCACCAATCACTTCAGTAGAGACATATCTTCAGGCTAACGCTCGTGTGCATCGTGCAGGGCAACACAACCCATGTACTGTCGTGCAACTACAAGGGTCACCTGTAGAAAAGAAAATGTATAAGATGCTTGAGTCGAAGGTTGATATACATATCAAGATGATTGATCTTTATAAAAATGTTTTGGAGGAAGATTGAAGTAGTTTACTTTGTATAGTTTTAGTACTATAATTTAGATGTAGTTAAAAATATAAAGGAAGAAGAGAATGGAAAACGTAACAGCAGATAAGCTGGTCAAGATTTATATTAAGATCAGAGATAAACGTGCAGAGCTTGCTAAAGAAGCTGACGCACTTGAAGAGCAGCAAAATACAATTCAAACAAAGCTACTTGAGATTTGCAAAGAGCAAGGGTTAGAGAGCTTGCGTACAGAGTTCGGTACTGTCACTAAGCGTGTAGCAAAACGCTATTGGACTAGCGACTGGGATTCGTTTTACAAATTCATGAAAGAGCATGATGCGTTTCAGTTATTGCAGCAGCGCATTACTACTACCAACATGGAACAATTCTTGTCAGAAAACCCCGACTTACATCCACCGGGCTTAAATGTGGATGCAAACTATGCAGTAACCGTTCGTCGTAAATAGGAGAAGAAGTAATGAGCAATGATCTCGCAATGTTGGATGTTGGTCTCCCCGCACATTTAAAAGCGATGGAGCTTGATGACACAACTAAAGCCCTCATGGGTGGAGGTGGTGGTAGTAGCAAACGTATTTCTATTGAGGGCGGCGTATGGCGTCTCTTAGTTAATGGCAAAGAGATTGCTCAGAAGGAAGAGCGTAATCTCAATGTTGTTGTTGTTGCCGCTGCACCTAAAGTATCACGTACGTTCTATGCAGGTGTGTACAAGAAGGGCGAAGCTCTTGCCCCTGAGTGTTGGTCTGCTAACGGCGATAATCCTGATAAGACAGTCAAAGAGCCACAAGCTTCATCGTGTGCAACATGCCCACAAAACATTAAGGGTTCTGGGCAAGGTGATTCTCGTGCATGTAGGTTCTCACAACGTCTTGCAGTTGTATTAGACAACGACATCAAGGGCGATGTATTCCAGTTAACACTCCCATCAACATCAATCTTTGGTGAAGGTGAGTCTGGTAAGTGGCCTCTGCAGATGTACGCCAAGATGATTGGCGGTAAGGGTGTGCCTATTACTGCCGTTGTTACTGAGATGCGTTTTGATACTGCAAGCTCAACACCGAAAGTTACTTTCAAGCCAGTACGTTTCTTGGAATCTAACGAAATCAGTGCAGCTATTGAGCAAGGCAAATCAGAAGCAGCGCAGAAAGCAATTACGATGACTGTATCGCAAGCTGATGGTGTTCAGAAGTTAGCAGCACCCGCACCCGCACCACAAGCAACACCTGAGCCGCAAGCGGCTGAGCCAGTAGCTACATCAGAGCCTACCAAAGTCTCCAAGAAGAAAGAAGAAGCTGCCGATAAGAAAAATCTTAACGACATTCTTTCTGATTGGGATGACGAAAGTTAAGGAGTAGTTATGTCAAGAGGCTATCTAAGCTCTTTTGTCGATGAAGTCAAGGCGGCAGATCAAAAAAAGATCGGAGTCCGTTTTGCTTTGTGTTGCTTTGATAATGATATACCTGTAACTCATGTTGCAGAATATTTTGGGGTGACCAGAGTAACTGTCTACGGATGGTTTCGTGGTAAAAATAACGTCCCGCGCAAGCATTTGGAAAAGATGCAAAAGCTCATTGACAAGTTGAGTTAGTGTTGTAGCAGGTAGGGCTAGGTTTAGCTGACCGAAAAGGGTGTGCCGTCCACCCCTGCCCTGACCTTTTCACGACGGAACAAGGACGGCTATGTTAACCACGAATGACTTTCTACTGGCGGTGTTGCCTCCAAACGGCAACTACTGTGTAGTAGGACTAAAGAAAGATGAGAAGCCAAAACAGAAGTTTGCAGGATCAATAGAAGACGCAGAAGAGATAGCACTTAAATTAGTAGCAGATGAATACGATACGTATTTTGCACTTGCAACATTTTCAAACCCAAGCGAAGGGCGTACCGCTAAGAACGCCAACCAATTCAAAACATTTTTCCTCGACCTAGATTGTGGTCTAGGCAAGCCGTATGCAGATCAATCAGAAGGTCTCACAGCACTCAAGCAGTTTGTAAAAACACTCAAGCTACCCAAACCCACTGTTGTTAATTCAGGGCGTGGGGTACACGCATACTGGATACTACAATCGCCTATCGGTAAAGACGCATGGAAGCCACTAGCCGAAGGATTGAAAGCACTTTGTGAGAAGCATGGGTTACATGCTGACCCTGCCGTGACTGCTGACACCGCACGTATCCTACGAGTGCCGGGAACGTACAACTACAAAAACCCTACAACGCCTTTAGAAGTTAAGGTGTTGATGCTTGGCGACATTAGCCCTCTGTCTAATTTCCAAGAAGTTTTTAAATTAGCCGAAGATGTATTTGCAGGGATGACGGGGCAGTTTATCCCACGACAGCTAGACCCATTGACCCAAGCATTGATGGGCAACAGCCAGTCAAGATTTAAAACCATTCTCATCAAGAGCGTGGAAGGTAGTGGGTGCAATCAAATATTGCACATCTTTGAGAACCAAGATACGATTGAGGAACCTCTCTGGAGGGCAGGGCTTTCTATCGCCCAACATTGTGTGGACAGGGAGAAGGGCATCCATGCGCTATCCAAAAAACATCCCGATTACTCAGAATCAGAGACTGAAAAGAAGGCTGCTGAGACACGAGGACCATATACGTGCATTACATTCCGAAAGCTCAACCCAACAGCCTGTCAGGGTTGCGCCCATAACATTTCATCGCCTATTCAGTTGGGTAGGGAGTTTGCTGAAGCGTCTGAAGAAGATAACGTAATTGAAGTACCAGAGACAGAGACCGCCCCCGCAAGAACTATTGTTATACCCAAGTTTCCGTTTCCCTATAAGCGCGGTGCAGTAGGTGGTGTGTACCATGTAGCAAAATTAAAGAACGAAGAAGATGGTACGGTACAAGAAGTAGAAGAGCTTATCTATCCGTACGACTTCTATGTAGTCAAGCACATGAAAGACCCCGACCAAGGGGTTGTGTTGTTGATGCGTTTGCACTTACCAAAAGATGGTGTT